AAATGGCAAGAAAACGCAGACTACACTAAAAATAAAAAAAATAGCGACTCTCCATTAATCGATACTGGCTTATTAAGGAAAAGTATTAGTTATAAAGTCGGGGGTAAATAATGTCAGTACCTAATATGTCGAGAGCGTTGAGGGGTTGGGTAAAACCAACTCTCATAAAAAAGATAGAAAAGATGACTGTTGACTTTCGAGTTGTAGAAACAGAAATTGACTTTAATGTTATGTTGAATAAACAGCCGTCACCCGAAAAAACGATTGACCGAAATTTACAGGGCAATCGGGCGTGGAAGTGGTGGTCGTTGATTATTCAAGACACGATATTATTGAATGTTGATGATATTATTGTTATTAATAATATCGAATATAGAATATTGAATATAACGGACTGGAGCGAGTCGGGATTTACAAAATATACAGCTATTGAGGATTTTACTTGATTATAACTGAATTATGTAATATAATAAAAAATGAAATGGAGCTCGCAGAGGGCAGAATTGTTATTTTTAGCGGTTCATATAATGCCCCTTATGATAGCGAAATTTTCGTTATAATCTCGCAGGGAAATTCAAAAATAATAGCCTCTAAAAACGAATTTGACGAGTCAACAAATGAAGAGGTGAAAACAGTAACTTTATATACTAATTTTACTGTTGAGATTACTAGCAAAAATGAAAGTGCAATTGAGAGAAAAGAAGAGATCATTATGGCTTTGACTTCTCAACAAGCACTTGAAATACAAGAAAAAGAAAGTTTTAAAGTTTTTAGGATAGGTGATATTTTAGATTTGACTTTTATCGAGGGAGCGTCTAATTTGTATAGGTATCAAATACCGGTTGCTATATCGCATTTGAAACAAAAAAGAACGAATGTTAATTATTATGATAGTTTTGAAAAAACGGAGGTTATAGACGATGAGTAAAATATCAATTGATAATGTAGTAAGAGTGTCGCTCTTATCTGCATTGAAAGGGCTAGGAAATGTAAATACTTCAGCGTTGGCAATAATTACGGATGAAGTGCCAATCTCAGGAAATTATGGAGTGTCAAGAACTTATCTTGACCCTATCACGGTATCAGATGATTTTGGGAGTAATTCGGAGACTTTTAGACTAGCACTCAAAATATTTGGACAGTCTCCAAATATTATTACGGGGGGCGGTTATCTTGTTATTATTCCACGCTCTCAAACAGCAACAGCAAAAACAGCGTCTATTTTAGGAAGTGATTTTATAAATCTTGCTAATCTTACCGCAACAGATTACAGCATTAATGCAAATGTTGACGGTGGGGGTGCAAGTGATATTGTAATTGGAACGATTGACACAACTGATATATCAACAGTATTGACAAGTTTGAATAATACAGCAATCACGAATGCAGGTCTTGTTTTTTCAATATCGGGAGAATACGCATCAGCGAAAATTACTCTTTCTACAACAGCAACAGGAATTACAGCAAGTATTGTAATTGCAACAGTTGAAACTGGGACTGATATTACAACAGATTTAAAAATTTCGGGTTCAGCAACTGGAGCAGATGCAGGCGTTGAGAGGATAAAAGATGCTATTCTAAGAACAGCAGGAGCTATAAATTATTTTGGTATAGTTTTTAATGAAAAAATGGCAGATGCAACATTGATAGAAACAGCAAGTTTAGTGCAAACATTAGATAAAATTATGTTTGTAGGCTCTAATTTACAAGCTGATATCGAGGGAGTTTTTAAAACCATAAAAGATAGCGGATTGACTCATACAAGATGTTTGTTGTATACTGGAAACGACTCAAGCAACGCTTTAGATTTTGCATCAGGCTATGCAAGCCGTGCATTATCGACAAATTTTCAAGGCAGTAATACAGCACAAACGATGCACTTAAAAGAAATTGTTGGACTTGTTGCCGATGAAAATTTAAATCAAACTGTTTTGGATTTAGCAAAAAGTAATGGTGTTGATGTTTATGCCGACTTTGGAGTGCCTAAACTTTTTACAAGTGGGGCAAATTCTTATTTTGACCAAGTTTATAATCGGCTTGCCTTAAAAGTATATTTACAAATTGCAGGCTTTAATTTTCTTGCAACAGTACAGACGAAAATACCTCAAACGGAAGAGGGAATGAATGCCTTAAAATCAGCATATAGAAATATATGTAGCCAGTTCATTATTAATAACGTAGGTTCGGCAGGCAAATGGAACAGCCCTATCACATACGGAACAAGTCCGGAAGACCATATTAGAAATATAAAAGAGCAAGGCTATTTTATATATAGTCAACCAATTTCACAACAAAATCAAACTGAAAGAGATGCAAGAAAAGCACCTTTAATTCAGATTGCATTTAAAGAGTCTGGAGCAATACATAGTTCAGATGTCACAATTTTTGTAGAAGCGTAAAAAGGAGAAAAAATGAGCGGTTCAGTAAGTTTAACAGGAAAAGACACAATTATAATAAATAGTAGAATAATGAATGATTTTGCCGATGGCGATGTTGTTAGCATAGACTATCCCAATAATCTTGTAGAAGTAAAAACAGGTAAAAATGGGAATAGTATTTATGCGTACAACGCATCAGGTGAAAATTCAACGGCGACTTTGAGAATAATTAGAGGCTCGGCAGATGATAAGTTTTTAAACGGAATACAAGCCGAATACAGGATTGACCCTGCGAGTTTTCCATTAATTACGTCGGAGTTTATTAAAAGAGCTGGAGACGGAAAAGGTGGAGTAACTAGCGACATTGCAAAATTGAGCGGTGGTGTGGTGCAAAAATTACCTGCTGTCAAAGAAAATGTTGACGGCGATACAGAGCAATCAATTACAGCATGGCAAATAGCGTTTACAAATGCTGAAAGGATTATCTCATAATGGAAACACAATTAAACGGCAAGACATTAAACATCACGCCTGCAAGTTTTAGGGATGCCCTAAGCTTGCAAAAGGCTATTGCTAGAGCTTTAAAAGGTACTGACCTTGATTTAGATACAAGTATGATTGACGGCGATGGAAACGGCATCAATGCGGTAATTACGGCTTCTTTATCCGTAATTACATCGGATGAAGTTGAAGAAAAAGCATTTAAGTGTTGTGAAAGGGCTTTATATGATAATGAAAAAATAAACTATGACTTTTTTGAAAAAGAAGAAAATAGGGAATTATATTTTTTAATTATGATTGAGGTTTTAAAGGTAAATTTAGTCCCTTTTTTCAAGGGTCTCTCTTCAAAGTTTTCGGGAATAAAAGAAACGATAACAAACAGCCTAAAACAGAAATAAAAGCTGACGAAGGATTAATAACGGCTTTGAGAGTAAGCAAAGCTGGATATTATAGCGGAGACCCTGAAAAAGTTTTAAATAGTAGAGTAGACCATATTTTAGCAATTATAGAATATGAGAATTTTTTGAATGACTACGAGTCGGCATATATGGAGCTTAATAAATGAATGTAGTAACATTATTTGCAAGAATTGGAGTAAAAGCCGATACAAAAAAAGCGGAAGCATTTGGTAAGCAAATGAAAACCGTTAAAATCGGATTATTAGCGACAGCAACTGCTGCAATAGCCTTTTCGGTTGCAATCAAAAAAATAACGGATGAGGCTTTTAATTCAGCAGCCGCTTTTATTCAATTTGAAAGTGAAACAGGTGCGAGTGTCCAGACTCTTCAAAAATGGCAAGCGGTGGCAAATGAGACTAATAACTCCGCCGATGCCGTCGCAAGTTCTATCAAAAATATAGTATCTAATCAGGAAAAAATGAAACTTGGTCAAGGCGACATTTCCGGTTATCAAATGCTAGGAATTGACCCCCGACAAGACCCATTTGAAATATTAGAAAGCCTTAGAGAAAAAACAAAAGATTTATCAAAAGGTATGAAAAAAAATATATTATCTCAAATGGGCGTATCTAATGAATTAATTCAAACCTTAGAGTTAACAAATGAGCAATTTGATAAAATGTCAAGTCGAGCATTTATAATTCCAAACAGTGCCATTTCTTCAATGAATAAAGCAAGAGGGAGTATGCAATCCTTAAATAATGCTATAAAATATTTAAAAGGTATGATTGCATCAGAGCTTGCACCGAGTATTGAAAAAAATGTTAAAACAACATTAAAATGGATTAAGGCAAACGAAAAAGGACTTTTAAAGGGTATTAAATTAATTTTTAAATGGATAAGTCGATTTACTACTGCAATCGCTAGAGCAGGCACAATGATTGCTAAAATTATAAATGGAACAATAGGGTTTAAGATTGCATTAATTGCAGCCGCTTACGCTTTTGCTCTCTTGAACAGAACTTTTTTAATGTCTCCAATCGGATTAATAATTGCAGGCGTGATTTTGTTGGTTGGTGTATTAGAAG